AGGAAAAGCAAAATGATAACTTACTTAATCTCGGCAGCGGTCTTCGCCCTTCTCATTTACCGGTTATGGTATTTAGAAAAAGCAACCGATGAACTTCAAGAAGAGGTCAACCAACGCAATCGGCAAATTTGGGATTTGGAAACAGAAATCTTAACCATTCGGTCAACTATCCAGCAAGGCAAAGATGATTTAAACCAAGCGAAGATGATGAGCGAGAAACGAATCGCAGAACTGGAAGACAAATTGCAAACTTTCAAGAACCAATTTACAGATTTAAAAAATGTTAAAAGCAAGGGTGGTAAAGGCAACAATTAATTCCATTTGCAAGTGGCGTGTGTACTTCGCTGGAGAATTACTCGCCACATTTGAAACGGAAAAAGATGCACGAGATTACGCAGAATTTATAGACAGACAATGAAGACACCTATTGACCGCTTGGTGGAACACCTACGCACGGAGTTCCCCGATTTGGATATCAGCCCACACCTGATCTTCAACTTCAAACAACTGGAAAAGATGGAGCAACAACTTGCATACAATGCCGGGTTTGCCAACGCAAAGAAAATATACTGTGAAAAATCTAACTGATAAACAAGCACTATGTTGGGCAATTGCAATCCTTCGTGATGATATGCGTTGCACCTGGAGACAGATTGCCCAGCGAATGCAATTCAGCGAATGCAAAGTGCGTCACCTTTACACACAAACAAAACCCCTATGAATGTTACCAAAGAACTTGTGAGACAATTGCTTGAGCAATATCCACAGACAAGAGACAACGACAACCTTTTGATGTCAATGATTTGGCGTAAGGAATCAAATCTGTTTAACTTCTTCCATCGTTTGGAATCAGGCAAATTAACACCAGCGGAAACCATTCGCAGATGCCGTCAACGGTTGCAGTTAGATCACCCAGAATTGCGAGGTACGATGTATGAGCTGCGACAAAAACATCAAAAAAAAATCCTAACAGAACTGGGATACAAAACAAAACCATAAGGTAAAAACAAAATGTATAACACACAAACAGCGTCAATGGTGAAGAGCAGTAACCACACGCAGAAAGACACAACGGTAAACACCGTAATGAAAACAAATGACTATTCAAAATTCACAAAAATTGTGGGGAATAGAAATTTAAATCGCTTACATTCAAAAAGATTGAAAGCCAGTATTGAAGAATGTGATTTGTTATTTGCAAATCCAATTTTGGTCAACGACAAGTATGAAATAATTGATGGACAACATCGGTATGAAATATGTGTTGAATTAAAAAAGCCAATTTATTACATCCAATGTGAAGGGCTAAATCTAAATGAAATACAAATTTTAAATGCCAATAGCAAAAATTGGAAATCGGAGGATTACATAAATGGCTATTGCGATTTAAATCTTCCTGAATACATTTGGTTAAGAAGTTTTTGCAACAGATATTCATTAAGTGCTGAAATTGGTGCTATCATTTCAAATGGTGCTTCAAACAATAGTGAATGCATAAAAAATGGAAAGTTTGCTGCGAAGAATAAAATGAAAGCAGAGCAGATGGCAAGTGATTTAAACAATTATTTTGAATACTATGCTGGGGCTTATCGCAGAAGATTTGTTGAGGCAGTTGTTTCTTTGGATAAAATCAAAGGGTTTAGTCACGAAAAAATGATTGCAAAATTAAAATACCAATCAACCAAATTAGTGGATTGTACGAATAGCAAATCATATGTGGCATTGCTTGAAGAAATTTATAATTACAAAGAACGAGGACAAAAGTTAAGATTCTTTTAATTATATTTGTATCGTTAACTGGTATGTAGAAGATACCGAAAGTTAAAACCCTTTTATCCCTTTTGAGTTGTGTGTGCTTCTACCACCGCAATTTGAGAGGGATTTTTTTATGGCAAAAAATAAGAAATCATTTATCCTTTATTGTGATCAACAAGGGGTATTCAACAAACTCCCTGATGAAATTGCTGGGAAATTAATCAAACACATCTTCGCTTATGTGAACGATGAAAATCCACCTTGTGATGACTTACTATTGTCAATTGCATTTGAACCCATTAAAACGCAATTAAAAAGGGATTTGGTGAAATACGAGGATTACATTGAGAAACAAAGTGTTAACGGTTCAAAAGGTGGTAGACCAAAGAAAGCCAACGAAACCCAAAAAACCCAAGCCTTTTTTGAAGAACCCAAAAAAGCTGATACTGATAATGTAACTGATACTGATACTGTAACTGATAAAAAAGTATTTAAGAAACCCACCATTGAAGATGTTAAAACTTATATGAAAGAACAAGGAATGAATGACATCTCCGAAAGATGGATGTCTCATTATGAATCAAACGGTTGGTTAGTTGGTAAAAACAAAATGAAAGATTGGAAGGCATCGGTTCGGACTTGGAAATTAAATAATCTTCAAACCGAGGAAATCAAAACAAACAAACCTAAAATTGCAACCCTATGAACACAGAAAGAATCATCCTATCAAATATGTTGTTTTACGATGACGCAAAACACTTCCTACCAAGAATCAACAAGAACTGGTTTACGGATTCAATGTCATCCAAATTGGTTGAGGTTATGACAGAAATGTACTACAACAACGAAGCCATTGACTATGTGAGTTTATCCAAACACTTTGACCGAGTTCAAGTGATTGAGATTATCCAACTTCAACAACAGGCATCGGGCATCACAGACATTAAACCACACCTGATGCAATTGGAACACGATTACATCAAGAAGCAAGTTGTTGAAGGCGTTTTGTCATTAGATGTCACGAAGGAATTGAATGAGCTTGTTACCGACATTCAAAATGTAGTTGAACGCACAACCTTCTCAACTCATAAAGAACCATCCAGTATTGTGAAGGTGACTAACAAGGTTGTTGATCAAATTGTATTCAATGCTCAAAATGGTGGTAACTTAACTGGTAAGCAAACCGGATGGAGATTCCTTGACAAGTACATTGGTGGATACAACGAAGGGGATTTGATTGTGGTTGCTGGAAGACCGGGAATGGGAAAGACGGCAATTGCTTTGACATTAACAAAGGAGTTTGCACATATTGGTGGCAAGGCATTGTTCATTTCACTTGAGATGTCCAATGAGCAACTTGCAAAGAGATACATTTCCTTGATTGGAGACATTGCCAATTGGAAGATTCGCAACGGACAATTGAGAGAGAATGAAATCCTTCAGGTGTGTGACATTGCAAACAACCAAACGATTGAGTTTTTTATTGATGATGATGTGGATTCTCGCATCGGACAAATCAAAGCCAAAGCCAAACTGCACAAATCAACAAAGGGATTGAACTTGCTTGTCATTGATTACATCCAGTTAATCAAAGGAACAAAGACAAACCGTGAACAAGAGATTGCAGAGATATCACGAACGCTAAAACTCCTTGCAAAGGAACTTAAAATCACGGTGATGATACTTGCACAGTTATCACGAAAAAGTGAGGAGAGAGCAGACAAGAGACCGATGTTGAGTGACCTTCGGGAATCAGGTGCAATTGAACAAGATGCGGACATCGTGATGTTCCCATTTAGACCAATGTACTATGAGCAAGAGAAACCAGAAATGGAAGAAGCCGAGTTGATAATCGCAAAGAATAGGAATGGCGAGTGCGTCACAATACCGACATACTTTGAAGGAATGTACACCAGTTATAAAGAAAAGATATGAGACACGGTTCATTGTTTAGCGGAATAGGTGGGTTTGATCTCGCTGCCGAATGGATGGGATGGGAGAATGTCTTTCATTGCGAGTGGATGGAGTTCCCACGAAAAGTATTGGACTATCACTTCCCAAATGCGGATAGTCACATTGATATATGTAAAAGTGATTTTAAAAAATATGCAAACAAAATTGACATTCTTACTGGAGGATTCCCTTGCCAACCCTTCAGCGTTGCCGGGAAAAGAAAAGGCACAGATGATGAACGCTACTTGTGGGGCGAGATGCTACGAGCAATTCAAGAGATTAAACCCAAATATGTCATCGCAGAAAATGTTTATGGTATCACAAATATTGATGGCGGGTTGGTATTCGAGCAAGTGTGCCTTGACTTGGAAGATCAAGGGTACGAAGTACAACCGTTTATTATTCCAGCTTGTTCCAAAAACGCACCGCATCGCAGAGACAGATGCTGGTTTATTGCTCAAAACCCCTTGTTCAGCGGATGCATACACCGAGGGGATGATCAAGAAAGAACAGAGATTCGGGAATTCGGGAACACTTGCACAGGAAGTGCAGACGGGGTTCATCTATCAAAGAGGGATGTTACCAACACCAACGGCAATGGATTCAACGAACGCAACGGCAATAATGAAATCAACACAAGTCAAAGAGGGAAGTATGCACTCGGTGACATTAGCAAGAGCAATGACAATGGGAATACTTCCAACACCAAGAGTAGGAGGGCAGGAAGATTACAAAACGAGGAACATAAGACAAGGTCATCAAAAAGCAATGAGTTATCTGGAAGCAAACATTCAATATCAAACTGGAACAACTTCCCATCTCAACCCCCGATTTGTAGCGGAGATGATGGGCTTCCCACCGAACTGGACGGAATTACCTTTTCAAAGTGGAGAGCAGAATCAATCAAAGGATACGGCAATGCCATAGTTCCACAAATCGCATATCAACTTTTTGAAATAATACAAGAACTCAATGAAAATAATTGACTACCGCAGATTCAACCAATTGCGAACAAAAGCAAAGGACTTGCCAATGTACAAGGAATTCATCTCACTCGTTGAAAAGGATAAGAAGGTGCAATGCTACAACACACTCCAAGATATGCTGTTAGATGCGTTCAAATGGGATAAAACGCCACAAGGTCACGAGTACTGGCAATCCGTTTATGATTCAATCGTACTTGAGGAACATCCAAAATGCCCAAAGTGTAATCAACTTGGGAAGGTGTGGTTGCTGAAAACCGTAAACAAGCACAAGTGTAACAAATGTAAAATCACATTCTAATGATCAGCCACTATCAAGAAGTACACAACCTT